GCAGGTTCTGCACTAGCAGGTACGGCACTTGCTCCTGCGGCGTCAACGACGGCTCTAGCTAATCTAGCTGCGGCGGGGGCGGGAGCAACGGCTCCAACGTCTTTAGCTTCTGGGGTGGGCGCAGGCGCAGCCGGTAAAATGGGGCTGGCTGGCTTACAGGGAGCGGTTCCCGCTAGTCCGGGCGTGGGTGTTACTTCTGCGGGTGTTACAGCACCAACAGCAGGAGGAGGTATGTCAACTGCTGCACTGCCTTCAGCGGCGCAGGGGGGACTAGGGGCTGTAGGAAACTTCTTAGGGCAAACGGCGACAGGGCAAGTAGTAGACCAAGGCGTCAAAGGTATTCAGGCCCAGCAGCAGCGTGCTTCGGTAAATGCGGCAAATCGTAACGCAACCAGACAGCAACAGCAGGAAGGGCAAAAAGCCCAAGAGCTAGGAGGCAATCTTATGAACCAAAAACTAGCACATGGCGGCTCAGTTAATCTTGAGAATGGGCAGTTTATTATCCCTGCCGACGTAGTAAGCGCTCTTGGTAATGGCTCAACTAAGGCGGGCGCTAAGTTTCTTGATGAGTTTTTCGGTAAAGTCTAGTGGCCTATAGCGTCCAAGAAGTACCCATAGAGTTTGTAAATAGAGCGTGGCCTGATGTAGAGAAGTTTATCACCACCTCTGTTGAGTATGCTGATGGAGAGTTTACTTTAGACGAAGTGAAAGCGCGGCTGGTGCAGGGTTCTTGGGCTTTAGTTGTTGCAGTGGATGAGAGCAACACAGTGCGTGGAGTAGCTACCGTGGCTTATTATAATAGAACTGACCATCGCGTAGCTTTTGTGACTAATTTCGGCGGTAAGTTTGTGTCCAATCCAGAGGTGTTTTCTCAGTTCGCTTCTATCTTAGTGAGCAAGGGGGCTACATGTATGGAAGGGGCGGTTCGTGACTCGATGTTGCGCTTGTGGGCTAGGCTAGGTGCCCGGAAAAAATCCACCAATATCCAAATCATATTGTAAAAATTTAGAAGGTAACATTATGGCCTCAGCTCCCGGACAACTCGCCCAAACTTCATCCACCCAAATAACCGACCTTTCGGACTACGCTAAACAACTATTGTACGGGCAGCAGTTTGCTCCCGGTTCTGTCACCTTGCGCCGTGGCGCTCAAGATGCTCGTTTATACGAAGGCATGTACGGTGGCAATCCTGAATACACTAGGCAGTGGGCGGGGTTAGCCCCCGATGCAGATTTGGCAGCATATAAATCCCAGCTAGGCACTGCCAACCCACCTGCTACCAAAGAAGCGCCAAAGGAAGAAGCGCCGAAAAAGGCGGCTGAAGGCGGCATCATGTCCCTACGTGGCTACAAAAAAGGCAAAGGCATTACCGCTGACCGCGCTGATTTTCTCAGGACTAGGCAAGAGGAAGGCAAGAAATTAACACCTATGCAGCTAAAGAATCTCGCTGCATACGACAAAGCGGAGGCCAAAAGAGCTGCTGCATCCCCCTATACCCGTGCGGAAGCAGATGTAGGCGTAGTGCCATTCTACGACCCTAAAACAATGATGTCTACGAACCCTTACTTTCTTAGGGCTATTGAGGAAATAGAAAAAAGAAAGTCGTGGACTGATCCGGGCGTGTCTGAGCAATACATGAGTCCCTACATAAAGAATGTCATTGACGAGCAGAAGCAGCAGGCTAATAGGGACTTTGCTCAACAGCAGAATCTGCTCCGTTCAAATCAGGTCGGCCTGGGTGCGTTTGGTGGCTCTCGCGGTGCATTGATGGAAACGGAAGGCCAGCGCAACCAGAATTTCCTGCTAAACAAAATAGCCCAAGAAGGCTTGCAGAACGCTTACACGCAAGGTATGGGTCAGTTTAACACGGGGCAGGATCAGCTAATGGCAGGTGCTCAGGGCTGGGGTGCCGCAGGGCAAACGCTACAAGGTCTGGGCCAAGACTACTACAACACCAGACAGCAGAGCGCTAAAAATTATTGGGGTGGCGCAACGCAAGCAGCGAGTCCGGGAGTAACCATGATAACAGGTATGCCGGGATCAGCTACGACGGGGCAATATACTCAGGTGCCTAGCTATTGGGGTGCAGGTAAAGCTAAAGGGGGCAAAGTATGAGCCAAGGAATTGTTGACCAGCTAACTTCTGCTTTCAAGGTATACAGTGCCAATCCTAATGCGGCTAAGCAAGCTGTAGCCGCCGCTGCTCAAGGACAACCTATAGGGCCGAAAGGACTCGCCGCCGCCGCTGCGCTGCAACAAGCACCGCAGGCACAAACCCCCGCACCCCAAGGCACAGTGATGCAGCACCTTGCTCAACAGCAAGGTATTATGGGCCAGCTCCCTGCTATGCAGGGACAGCTTCCTCCGGCGCAGCCACAACCTGAACCTGAAATGGGTATGGCAGGTGGTGGTCTAGTGTCTTTTGCTCAAGGCGGTGTAATCCCCCCTGATGTTCTTGAGGCTATCCAAGAGCACTTTGCTCAAGGTGGCGCAGTGCGTGGATTCCCCACAGGTGGCTCCTTACAGGCGCTATCAAAAATGATACCTGATGCTCCGGGCTACTACGAATCTGGGGATATACTCAGCCGAGAAGATGAAAAGCTGATGCAGGAGTTATTGCGGGAGCAAGACACGGCGACCAGAGCGCGGCTAGAAGAAGAGGCAGCGCGGAGAGGATTACGAGGAGAGCGCTCTAGTCCTTCTGCATATCAACAGCGGGCGGGTATGGTCTCTGACCAACCGGAGCCAACACAAGGGCGGGCCACGCCCAAGTCAATTCAAGGGCTATCTGAAGCAGACTCTGCTACAGAAATGGAGCGGTTGAACCGCCGCCTCAAATGGCAGAATTTAGACAAAAGCGTTGGGTATGAACTACCTAAAGAGCCGCCTCCGGCAAAAGCCCCCCGTGGTATGGACACCAGCAAACTTAGCAAAGAAGCACGAGAGTTTCTTAGCAGGGAGATACCACAGGCAGAAAAACTCGCAGTGCCTGAAGCAGAAAGCCTAGCAACTAAACTAGGTAAAGTGGGTAGGGCCGCAGGTAAGTTCGGCAAAGGGCTTGGGCCAGTAGGCGAAGTGCTTGGGCCAGTAGGCAAAGTGCTTGGGCCAGTGGGCGTAGCACTGGGCGCTTGGGATATGATTGACTCACTCGCTAACCCACAATTCCAAAAACAGTATGCTGAGGACTGGAAAGAGTACATGCCCTCATGGATGGGAGGCAAAGCGGCACCGCAAGAGGAAACAAAAGGAGTTACTGCCCCGCCAAAAAATGGAGCCTCCTCTGATAAAACAAGGCTAGGCGTTACTGAGCAACAGATGGCGAAAGTCTTTCCTAGTGCAGGGCTAGGCTCTCTAAAACAGGAAGGCAAACAGGTTGGTAAACAGGAACCTACTACGGGCGCATCTGTAACACCTCGTGCGGAGCCTACTCCAGAAGCGAAAAAAGCTGGGTATACGCCACCTGAAGAGCAGACCATAAAGACAAATAGCCAAGCGGCCCCTGCTGCTACAGAAGCCTCTCCGCAGGGTGCATCCTCTCTCATGCCGGGAGAAAGCTATGGCATACCCTCTCTTGAAGGCCAAGTCAAAATGCTGGACGAACTGCGTGGGTTATCCAACGCTAAGATGTCTGACGCGCAGGCTAAACGCCTTGAAGAAATGCAGACTGGTGCTAAGGAAGACAAATGGCTAGGTGCCCTTATGGGTATGATTTCTGGCACATTGGGTTCTTCATCGCCCTATCTAGGTCAAGCTATCGGGACTGGTGGCATCCAAGCGCTATCCGCTTACCAGCAAGGAGCTAAAGAAGAAGCAGACATTGCACGTAAAGCCTATGACATATATGGAGAAGAAGAAAAAGCCCCTCAACTGGAGCATGCTCGCAACGTCGATACAATTTTGAAACTGTTGCAGCAGAAAGCTGAAATGGCAAGCGAAGAGCGTAGAGCGGCGAATAGAGGGAGGATGCCTTTTGAAGAGAGATGGGCCTTAGACCGAGAAAAAGGGATAGAGGCTGAAAAACGCGCTGCGCTTGTGTCTGGTAAAACTAATGCAGCTATTGAGCATGCTGCTCTCCAGCAAGCGGTGGCTGATTATAATGCAGCAAGAGACAAGGGCGAAAACCCCAATTTTGACCAAATACTAACCAAGGCGCGAGTTCAATATGGGCTTACCCCGTTAGGGCTAGGCGGTGGCGAGCTAGGCGGGGGCGGGCTGGGTGGCGGTTTAACAGTTACAAGACAAGGCGTAAGGCAGTAAAATACCTCAAGCAACTTTAACTCAGGAAACCGCATGGATAAGTACGCTGGCCTTGCTTCTTTGTTCGACCCTTCTGTTGGCTCTGGCGATGCCGCGCTAGACGAGCTTATAGGGATACGCCCCTATACGGCCAAAGAACGGGAAGAGGATAAGCGGCGAGAGCTAGCGGATATAGAAGCCTACATGGGTGGCGAGGCTAGGCCAATGCAGGGTGATGGTGAGCAGAATCTCGCCTATGCCCGTAGATACTTAGAAGCTAAGGGGTTCCCTGCACATATTGCTGCTGGTGCAGTTGGTAACTTTGCACAAGAGTCAAGCGGTATTTCGGGGGGTTCCTTAAACAAGGAGGGTGGGCTAGGTATCGCTCAATGGCGCAAAGAAAGGCTCTATGGCGGTGGCGGGTATGAAGGGCTAATCCCTTTTGCAAAACGCCAAGGGCGCTCTCCGCAAGACCTTACTACGCAGCTCGATTATTTTGTTAGTGAGTTACAAGGGCCAGAAAGAGCTGCTCTCGAAAAAGCTATGCAGACGCGCACTCCTGAGCAAGCTGCTGTCATACTTGGGCGCTACTATGAACGTCCGAATGAACAGTATGCCAACTATGAAAATAGGGCCGCGCAAGCGCGGCGCTTCGCTGCTATCCCTGACGAGCAAATACAGAACGCTCCGTCTGGAATGTACTTAGATGTAACAGGTGGTAGGCCATTCCAACAACGGCAGGGACAATCCCCACAATACTCTCAGCTAGAAACCACCCCCATGCAGTTAAGCACGGGGCAGACGATCAATGTTGAGAAGGGCATGTCGCATGAAGAAGTAGCGGCTATGCTGAAAAAAGAAGGCATAGAAGGCGTTCCGCTACGCCAATTCCAAGCGCCCAACGGCCAGACTGTCAACGCTGAATATGATATGTCTGATGACGAGGTGCTGGGTATGCTTCGCAAAGAAGCCCCTGAATATGCTACTCCTCAAGGCGCTCCCACTCCCAATAAGTCAAGCTATGGCGCTGCGGCTAAAGAATCGCTTCTGACAAGCGGTGCAGGGATATTTACAGGGCTTGGTGGAGAAACAAAAGAGCTAGGGAAAGCTGTGGCTGACACTGAACTGCTGGGGCAGTATGCGAAGCCTATAGGGGAAGCCATTACAGGTGCTGGGGAGTCGATGCGTGGCTATGGCGAAGAGCTAGGTCATAGAGCAGAGGGCGTCTTTGAGATGCCTAAAGATGCAAGTTGGTTTGAGAAGACTGTAGGCTACCCAATCGTTCAAACAGGTGCGGGGATTGTCCCTTACGCTGCTGCGTATGCTATTCCGGGTGTAGGCCCAGCTACGGGCACTGCTGCTCTGTATGGCGGCGCTATGGGTGGGCTTGAAGAACGCGCTAAGGAAACAGGCAAAGAGTTTGTACCTAGCGAGGCACGCCCCTATGCTGTGGGCGAGACTGCCCTTGATTATGTAGGCGGCAGACTGCTCGGCCCGTTGAAAAAGTTATTCAGTGATGACGTAGTGCTGGGTGCTAGAGAGACTATTATAAAGGCTGTAGAAAAAGGCGGTATTGAAGAAGCCAAGAAACTCGTAGGCTCACGCCTCGGCAATATAGCTAAACAGGTAGGCATCACGGATGCAGCCTTCACCAGCAGTGAAGTAGCTGAGAATGTCATAGAACGCGCCTATGCTGGACAGCCCTTATTTGATGACTCTGCTCTACAGGAATATGCTGACACTGCTAAACAAGTTGCAGGTTTTGGTGGCGTTGCCGGTGTAGCGCAAGGTCTTGGCAGACACCACATCAAGGCTACAGAAGTAGCCCGCATCGAAGAGCAGAAAGCTACGGAAGAGGCGTTAGCCGCACAGAAAGCAGCCCAGCTCGCTCAGCAAACAGCCCTAGAAGAACAAGCTGTTGCTAAGGCAGAAAAGAGGAAAGAGCGCCAACCTATCGAGATACCTGAAGAATTACAAGGTATGCCCTATAAGGACGCTGTGCGCTACATGCAGATGCAGGAAGCCAAGGCACAACCCCCAGTAGAAGAAGTACCAGAACCTACGGTGCAAGAGAAGCCCTACTACGAACAATTAGGGTTGAAGGCGCGTAAGAATACCCTAGTCATGAAGGGATTGAAGCAGCTTAACCCAGATGACCCTTCTCATGGCCCCACTATCAATGCGTTTCTTGATGAAATAGAAGCGAAGAATATGCCCCGCGATCAGCAGGCTATAGACGCTTTACGCACTAAACTTAACGAGGTACAACAAAATGCCCAGCAAGTCTCCGAAACAGGCCCGACTGATGGCAGCGGCGGCGCACAACCCAGCGTTCTCGAAGAAGGTGGGGATCAAACAATCAGTGGCGAAGGAATGGAACCAAGCCGACAAGGGGAGCAAGATGTTGAAGTCGATGACGAAGAACCCACGGAAAAAGTAAAAGCTGTCGCGGAAGAGGTTCCTACGGGGATGGTAAATCCTCGTGAGTTTATGCACTATAAGGATGTAACCAAGCGCACTGCTGAGTTAACCCAAGCGGCGGAGCAATTAGCTGCTGGGGAAATTACTAAGGAAGACTACGCTGCACTGGTAAACAAATATAAACCTGTTACAGCATATCGTAGTATCCCCAAGCCTGCCTCACTGGAAGAAATGTACAACGCTTTATCTAAAGATAAAGTAGACAAAATAGGTGAGGCGAGCGGCACTCTGGAGGAAGGGGAAAATATAGGATTGCGCTTAGACATCCCCGCCTACAGGGATCACGGCGCTTGGGTAGTCACGGTGCATACACCGCGTCGAGGGGGGTTTGCGGGTAAGCCTATTGGGTACGAAAGTGTCGCAGGAGCTACGGATGTATCTTTTGGGATTACTGAAAAAGCTGCATTAAACATAGCTAAGGGTTCTGGTAAAGCCACCATAGCGACAATGGAAGGTAAGTGGAAGCCTGTATCCCCAGAAGAAGCTGCAACGCTGGGAAAGCAATACCTTAATGACCCAGAATGGATTCAGGTGGGCATGGACCCGGAGCGCCATAGCTACTTCTATGATCGCGCTAACATGGAACCCGTTACTCATGCTGAGGAGGTTTTGCAAATCGGCGGTCTAGTGTTCGCTAAAAATCCTACCTATGCCCCAGCAAGCAAATTCCTTTTCTCCGGTAGGGGCAAAAACCCAGACAAAGGAGTGCTCTCCTTACCAATACAAGAGTTCGAGTCAGCAACAGATGCTAAAGACCTGCTGAACAGATACGTCAAAATAGCTACGGATTCTCGCCTACATGATCTTGCTAAGACGTATTTAACATCTCCTCATATTGCGGCAGCCAAGGTTACATTCTTCAAGCAAGGAGACAAGATACCGCGTAATGTTAAAAATGCCTTTGATGCAGCCAAGGCGGGTGCAGTTACCGTAGTGGGCGAAGATGGTGCTCATCTCTATTTCAAAGCAGATGATCCTAACGTTTTCCGCGAAGACAACGTAATCCACGAAGTCACCCATGCTTTAACTGAGGCAGCTCTGGTGCGGAACCCATCTGCACGGGCGGAGCTAACAGGTCTATCGGACAAAATAAGTCGCGTACTTCATTCCAACAACCCAAAGTACGGGAAATTCTGGGATGACATAATAGGCAAAGACCCTAGTGAAACGCTGGCATACAGCTTGACTTTGCCTTCTTTCCGACAGGTTTTAAGCAAGTACGACGAAGATGGGCATAGGCTGAAAGCTAAGCCTGCTGCATTTAAGGGCCAAGCACCTGTACGCACCCTGTGGCAGAAATTCGTTGACACTCTTACAAGATTATTCGGCTTACCCAGCAAGCAGAAACAGGCGTATGACACTGCACTAAACGAGTATCTCGACCGCAAAGCAGAGTACGAAAAGCAAGTTGCTGACTACAACGCCCAGCGCCCAATGCAGGCTAAGCTGGATAGCATCCTACAAGAATTGCTAAAAACTACTGCGGCTGAAGGCGTTGCTATGCCTAGCGACACCGCTGTTAAAGCAGTTTACGCAGGAAAGAGCGCTGTTGGCGCTGACTTAGGCAAACTTGAGGAAGCTGAAAAACGAACCACTGCTGGAGAAAGCGCCCAAAAAGTCCGTAAGGATACAGGCTGGTTCAAAGGCACGGAGGGCGAATGGCGTTTTGAAATTCCAGACGACAAGGCTGAATGGGCGACAGACTGGGAAAAAATATCGGAAGCATCTGTAAGAGGCAAAGGGCTTCGTCTTGAGGATGTACTAGACGCTCCTGAATTATTCGCTGCTTATCCTGAGCTAAAGGGGGTAAAGTTCACTAAGCGCCCTGCCCTGTTTGACTTTTATGACGAGAGTTTAGGTTGGTTTGACCCTGCAACTAACACTCTAAACGTGACACCTAACAACCTTTCTGCTGACGCCGCGCTCGGCACTGCCCTGCACGAAATACAGCATTGGGTTCAAACAAAGGAGGGTTTTGCTCGCGGCGGCAATAGTAATTCGGTGCGCTTAAGCAACATAGATTCCTTAAATAAGCTAGCAAAATACTGGGCACGCAGCGCCCCCTCTAACTATGACGCGCTCAATGCACTGGCTATGGAAGAGCAGGGTGTGCCCTTTAGTAAGGTTAAAAGTCGTTACAACAGAGAAGATATGGTAGCTAGTGTTTTTTACGCTAAGCCTTATGACGAACTCACTGAAGCGCAGCAGCAAACTGTACGCAATAGTGCTAGCGCTAAAGCATTACAGCGCGAATTTTTAGCTTACGAGAGGGAAAAGACCGCCCCGATTGAAGAGCTTAAGGAAAATGCTGGTAAAAACGCTGCTTTATACGAAAGGGTTAACAATGCTGAAACTACGGTTAAGCTGCTAAAAGAGTATATTGCTGATAAGAAAAGAGAGTTTAAGGGCGCTTACGATACCTCAGTAAAAGCTCGACAGTATGACCTTGCTGGAAAAATCGAAAGCACGCATAAAGCCGAAATAGAAAAGCTGGAAACTTCCCTAGATGAGAAGAAAGCAGAACTAATAGAGGCAACCGATGCCCTTAACGACTTTACTAGCCAATTCGCTGATATTCAACACGCGCTGTATAAGCTCCTAGCTGGTGAGCGAGAAGCGCGAGATGTCGCAGGGCGGCGCAAACTGACTGCTGAGCAGCGCAGAGAGAGTGCCCCCTATACAGCGGAGGATATTAGGGAAGATGAGGCTATAATCGTAACAGGTGCTGGAGCAGATGCCGCTAGAGTAATGTCTCGACAAACCCCTAGAGGGCAAAGAGGATTAGCAGGCAAGCTAAAGGACAAGGACTTTGGCGAAAAACTTTCAGAAGCTGCGCGTGACGTTCTTACATCAGGGCGGCATACTTCTTTGCGTAGTGAATGGCTTGACCAGTCTGAAGCATTGGGCAAGGTTACAGAAAACCTGCCTACTATGGTCGGTAAAAAGGCCCGTGTTGATTTCCTAGCTAGCCATTTCGCGCAGGTGGGCAATGTCATTGCTGACTCTATCCATAACGGATTCGTAAAAGATGTAGGCGACGGCTCTGTGATGACGATTAAAGATCACAGTTTAGCCCCAGAGAAGATATTCAGGCGAGTAGCTGAGACAGGCAAAAAAGAACTGTTCAACGAAATGCTGGTAGCACTTAGAGGTCGATCCATACGCGAGGCTGACATAAAAACCAAAGCCCTTGCTGATGATCTGCTGACTAAAGCAGACGAGCTGGATGACTATGCTAGCACTCTACAGGACAAGAAGAAGCGAGCGAGCTTCACTCGGTCAGCGCAAAACCTTCGCACTCTTGCTGAGAAAAAGCTAGAGGGTATCAACTATGATAGAGGCCGCACCGAAGTCTCTGAAGAGGATATTCGTAAAGCAGAGGAGCTAGAACGCGCCGAGCCTGAGTTGGCCCGCGAAGCACAAAACGTCTATGACCTGCTGAGAAAGTCCGTTGATCTTCTCGAAGATAGCGGATTGATAGATTCTAAAACAGCCAAGCAGTATCGGGAGTACCCTAACTACATACCTCTGTACAAGGTGCAAGACTTTGAAGAGGCTATGATTGACCCTAAAAAGCACCTGCAACTCATCATCAGCAAAATGGGTAGAGGTGCAAACAAACTGCCTGAGATAAAGCGGCAGAAAGCTCACTTCCATGAGGTTATGGTAGAGAGTAACATTCTCAAGCACATCGCACTGTGCACCATGACAGCAGCTAAGAACAATCTCAACAAAGCCGCAGCACTACAGATGGAACTCGTGGGTGCAGCAGAGCCTAGCAGATTAGGTAAAGACGATCCTGATGCTGTGCAATTCCGTGACAAGGGTGAGGTTAAATACTACACCATCAAAGATAAGCAGGCGTTGTTCGCTTTGCAAGCCGCGCAGCCTCTAATCAATCCTATCTTCAAACAGCTTAAGAAAGTATCAGGCGTCGTGCGCGGCGCTATGGTTATGAACCCGCTGTTCTGGTATCGGCAGTTGGTGCGTGAGCCACTGACCGCTAGCCTTGTTGGTAGAACAGGGTTGGTGACGCCTTTTGATACTCTTGCTGAAATAACCAAGATAGCCGCAGGTAAGTCCAAGCGGTATGAAGACCTGAAGCGCAGAGGCATAGTCGCAGCACAGGACGTTATCACTGACCCTATAGAGTTCATCAAATATGTCGAGAAAGGCAAAGGCTGGACAACCAAGGGCATCGAGCGGATTAAGGAAATACATGAAGCGGTGGACGGTGCTACTAGAGCGGTGGTTGCTGAACGCGCATATCAAGATGCTATCAGTAAAGGTCTCAGCGAAGAGGATGCGAATAATCTGGCGGCGATAAAAGCACGGGAGATTATCAACTTCTCCAAGCAGGGTAGATCACAGAATGTTCGGGTCATGAGGGCCACTACGCCTTTCTTCGGCGCTGCGCTAAACGGTTTGGATGTACTGATGAAAGCCGCCATGCCTAGAAAATACGGGCGGTTGAGCAAAGCTGAAGCAATGGAAGCTAGACGTATGTTCTACTCTCGTGCGTCTATGATAGCGCTGTACACCGCAGCTTACACTATGGCAAGTTCAGATGATGAAGATTATCTGAGCACTGTAGACCGCGCTGGTAATTGGCTGGTGCCGATAGGTAATAAGGACAACCCCTTTACCAAAATATCTATCCCCTACGAATTGGGCTTCTTCATTAAGACGCTGCCTGAGCTTATTACGCTCCTGAACATGGGGGCTATCTCTACTAAAAAGGCCGTAACAGAAGCGGGCAAAGCAGCTTGGGAAACGGTGGTTCCCCCTATGCCGACTATCTATGCAATCAAACCCTTGGTAGAAGCCTTTATAAACTTTGACTTCCATACGCAAAGCCCCATAGAAACAGGCTCCGATTCCAGAGGAATGATACACCTCAGAAATAAGAAGGCGGGTGAGCTAACCAAAGCGGTTGCAAGCAAGCTGCACGATGCAGGGATAGACCTAGAAACTCTGTCTCCTGATCGTATGGAGCACATAATGGAGGGCTTCTTTGGGCAGATATGGGGTGTGACTCGCGCCGTGTCAGACTATTTTATGTACGATGGCCCTGAGAAACCTGAGAAGATTCTTTCAGATTTACCCCTGATCGGCGGTGCATTTACCAAAGGCGCTAGGGATGCTGCGGTGAATGACTTCTACACGGTTTATAACAATGTTCGAGACCTTGCTGAGAGTGTGTCCAAGTTGGAAAAGGGCGGTGACGTAGATACCCTAGAGAAGCTGCGCGAAGACAAAAACTACGCAAAGTACATGAGAGCTAACACCCCGCTAGGCGACAAGATGCAGGCTATGGATAATAAAATGCAGATCATAACGCGCATCGAGAAAGACCCTACGATAGACGCTGCGGAAAAGAAACGCAGGATAGACATTCAGAACGAACAGCGCAATACGCTCGCCAAGCAAGGACTGGATATTGCTAGAAAGCTAGGTCTGGAGTTTTAGGCAAAAAGAAGCCACCTATGGAGGGAAGGTGGCTTAAGGGTAGGTATAGGAACGAGAGAACAAAACGAAATGCAATGGAGGGATACTACCCCTCCTCAATGCGGTTGTCAAGCTATAATATGATGCTTAGCAGTCTGGTGTTAAAGCGGTAGACCCTCACGGGTGCTGTGGAGTATACCTTGGTGTCGAAGCCTATATTCAGCATCTGCTCTGTCTCCAGTGCATTAGACGCCCTCAATGCTTCCACTAGCTGAGTTGTCGGTAGGCGCTTCTCACTCATCCATGCCTCGAAGTCAGCGATAGTCAGATATAGCCTTTCTTTTGACACTTCGTAGCGCCCCTTCAACGAGCCTATCACGGGCTTGAAAGTAGACTGCCTCATCAGTATATCATCAACTTCTGATGCCCCTGCGCTTACGACAAGAATATGCTGGTGCTTTTCATTCCAGTAACGGCTTATTATTTCTTCGTATTTATTATCCTCGTTGACGATAGATGACTTACGAATGGTAGCACGGGTGGTTGTCACTAAGCCTAGCGCCCACTCCCATATAGGCTCTATAGGCACCTTGATTAGACCCAAGCGATTAGCGATTTCCGCCCCCGTGAACGCCGCCGCAAAACAGGCAGAGTAGAAACGGTCTTTGCTCTTCAGCCCTGCTTCCTTATCGAACTTGTCGTGTATCTCTTTCATGCGTTCAATCACGTTGTCCAGATTAGGCACAACATACTTCATGAACTCTTCGCCTGCTATGCCGTAATGTCTAGGCAAGGTATAACTGAATAGGTCATCTGCTTCCTGTTTTGTCAAGCTCTTGTCCAACGGCACAGGGATTTCAAGGATACGATACATCTCACCTTCTACAGATGCCTTGTGTTGTTTAAGCACATCGTACAGGCTGTTGTTGCCTGAAGTCTGGAATATCGTAGCCCATGTTGTCTCGTTGACTCGCTCCTCATTTGCATTACTAGCCATGCGATTTCTGCCACGGCCAGAGGACAAGTCAAACGCCAGCCTGCTCACGGCTTCAGGTGCCATATTGGTCAGCTCGTCTATGCAGACAGGGATATTGTTCAACACACCTGCTCTATGCAGCTTGGCATTGTTGGTGTCGTTGTCTGTCAGCATACCCTCTACAGGATTACCCCATACGCTTGTTGCTACCTTCTGTGCGGTGGATTTACCCACGCCAGAAGCTACGTTAGTCAGGTGCAACAACATGCTGCCTTCGCCAATAAACTTGTAGAGGGGCGCACCGAAACTTGCAAACAGACTGAAGCCTCGCGCCTCATTTCCCGGCATAGCATAGGTATTGGCTACTTTCTGCCACATCGCTAACTCACCCTGCTTGGAGTAAATCTTAGCTACGTTCTCTACATTCTTTGCAATAGGGCAGAATTTGATATTGCCGGTGCGATCTATTTCTCTAGTGCCTATTACAAAGCTCTGCCCGTTATCATGCCAGCCAAACTGCATCCTTGATCTTTCCGCCGCGCTGTCCTTTTGCAGCTTGTGAACCCATGCCGCTAAGTATTTTCTTAGTAGCTCTAGGCGCTTAGGATTCGCTGCGGCGCTGACACCCTTCTTGGATAGTAACTCTTGCAGCTTGTCTGTCTTGAATACAACGGTCAGGGGTGCAGTAAACTCAGCGATACCATCATTAGGCAGTCGCCTAGCAATTACAATGTATTCCTCCTGCCCGTCACACATCCTGCTCTTAACCCACAAGTCATGCTCATACACCATAACTTCATCAGGGTCAGCGTCAGGGTCTTCTGAAGGTGCTGCATCCTCTGGGCTTCCTCTAAATGCCACACCACCTGTCTTGGGTCTTAGCCAAGGAAAAGGGTAGTCACTAGGTATTTCTACTGTAACTGTTTCGCCAAGGCTCTCGTGCTTATCCTCGAAAACATTGTCTTCAGGTGTAGCTTCTTCAATCATTACACCTAACAGCAGAGGAGTGCTGATCTTGCCTCTATGGATACACTGCCCACAAAGCTGCGGCTGGTCTAATTCTTTCCACTTCTCGCATAAGCGTGGCCCCACTTTGCGCTCAGCCTTCGCATAGGCTTCGGCAAATACATAGTCGGGGTGGTCTCTCGACACCATGTCGATAGCTTCGTTTTTATCTATGCAGTGCCATGCAATAGATAGAGCGGCATCCCACATAGGCTCTTCTAGTGATGCTCTATTGGCAACGCAGTAGGCGATCTGCGGGCACCCTGCGCTTTTCTGAATCTTCTTGTTGACGAGGCGGATTGCTTTCTTGCCGTCCTCTTGTAGATACTCTTCCTCTACCTGTTCCGTAACCTCAATAGTCTCAATGCTTTTCTTGTATATGCGGCTGAATTTGTACTTCGTGCTGTTCTTCAGCAGTGCATCCATCACAGGGTCAGCGTTATTGGCTGAGTATGATCCCCGCGCTATGTAGCCTATCTTGGATGCAAAGTCCTCTAAGGAAATAGCAGCGCAAGTTTTCTTTAACGTGACTAACTTGTGAGCATTGTTGCGCTTTTTGTTCGTAGTCCCCGGTATGCGAAGGATTCGCGCACCGTCTGCTGTAACTACATTGTCTGCTTTTAGTCCCTTCTCAATCGTCTTTCTTTTCAGAGCATCAGCTACGGGCTTCCATGCGTTATAGTCTACCGATTCGTCCAAGGGCCAGTAGGTGTGAACTCCGAATCCTGAATCTACTAGTGTCGGTATGGGCAGTCCGACCTCTTTGCAGAACGCTGTCAGTGCTAGTATTGCTGTCTTTTGGTCTGGGTAGCTCTTGTCTTTCCCGCAATCTAAGTCTAAATAAAATGTTTTAAGACTATGGACATTACGAACATCCTTAGCCTTAGATGAATCAACGTAACTTGCACACCCGAAATAAACTTCGCGCCCTGCCTCATCAAGCGACCTGATGCACTCATCTGCCTCCTCACTCCCCATGTTGAAATACTTAACAACAGGAGGTGCAGACCTATCACTCATCAACCCTACGATGCAAAGCAAGCCGTTTTCGGGCAACACAACATCTAATAATTCTTGTCCTATCATGGTGTCCCTGCTTGCATGTGGAAAGGGCGGCGATTATACGCCGCCCCAAAGGATAAAGGAACTAACCCTTAATCGTCGGTAGCCCAGTCATCCAGTGTGTCTTCTATGGACTCCTCTTTAGCAGGGACTGGCTTGCTCTTGTTGCTACGCACCACAGGCTCGGCCTCTTCACGGAATGGCGTCGGCGCTACTGCCACATCTTTTCTTGCACTTGCATCAAGAGTGCCCGGATTGAACACGATAGCTGCTTCTGCTTCAGGGCTAGCACCCTTCTCTGCTGCTATGGTTAACTCGTCGCCCTTGAGCCTACGCACCGCACGGAAATACAGGCGGGGTGTATCTGAGTGTTCATCGAAGCGCATTTCAGTCACAACCCGCGTGATTGAATAGTTGTACGCTGCGAGGTGCTTAACATAAGCGTCCAAGCCCATGTGGTCTTCATCGGGAGCTTTGCCAAACAGTGAAGTAGGTGCAAGCTGCATCTGATACACGTCACTGTTCTCTATGTTGTTGCCCAGCAGAACTGCCAACCTGCGAGAGTATTTGCAAGCGCGGCTCTTGCCATTAGAACCTGACCCCGATTTGTTCATGGGGCAAGTCTCACAGGTTTTGCCCTGCGGTGCCGCTGACCTTGCGTCAGGCTTTATGCCATCATTCGACCAGCAGTCAGGTACGGAAATAGCATTGGGGTCATACAGCTTCGCGTAATAGGCTCGGCTAACATGAGGTGCGGCATTGACGATAACTACATCCATCTTGGAGTCAGGGCTACGCGCCGCTTCCTGCCCATTAACGATCATGCGGAATTTGCCACCCTTTATAGAAATGCGCTTGTAGTTCGCATTGCCCAGCAGTCGTTTAGTAATCTCATCAAGACCTGTGCTGTCAGCTTTGTTGATAACAAGGTCAGTCTCATCGCGGAATAAAGTTACATTAGTAGCCATTGTGTTTTCCTATTTACGTATTAAATTTTCTTGGTAGGGCGGCGAACCATGACAGTGTAGGCACTGTCAACATTCATTCCAGCGGGGTGTGCCTCTGGATGCTCTTCCAAGAACTCTTTCATTGCAGAACCGCAAATGCGCTTTTCGAGTAGGTACGGTGCGTTATACTTGATGATTACACCGTGTAGTGAACCCCAGTCGTTTGTCCAATAGCGCGTAGTGGTTGTGCGAATAATCGTCCCGTGCGGTGTGCGTATGCTAGACGCCCCCTGTGTGTTGCACAGAACATTCATCTGGGCGCGTATGTCCTCCATTCTATCCTTCAATACGGCTTGTTCTTTTTTATGCTTGTCTTCGAGAATCTCCAGTTCTGTTTTTAGTTCTATGTATTCTTTCGCCAAAAGGCTAGCGTCTACAATTTGCGCTTCATTTTCCATGTTAACCTCTGTTGTCTAGTTCCCACCGAATACCTTCGGTGTGCGGGTATTATACTGTTTTTACTATGTTTTTACAAGGCACCTCCCAAAAAGCTCTGATACATTTCCAACAAACTTTTTTGCGCCAGTGTGCGGCTGGCTAGCGCTTTGTACAATTTGGTCTCAACAGGACTGCTGCATAGGTGGACTACCAAACAAGGATTCTTCTGCCCCGATCTATGCACCCGTGCATTGGCCTGTAAATATGTCTCCGCCGATGTCGTTGGGGAGAACCATACTACCGTATTAGCTGCTGTCAGTGTAACCCCATGTGCCGCCGCCTGTGGCTGAATGACTAGCACCTGTGGGTTTTTATCAGTCTGAAACTCTTTGAAAATAACCGTGCGCTTTTTAGCCGACACATCACCGTGTATCGCTGCTGTGGTTATGCCATGCTTATTCAGGTAGCGCTCGACCAAATCTATCGAGTGCCGAAAGGCGCAAAACACTAGCGTTTTATGCGAGACTTGCTGAACAATGTCCAGCAATTCTTCCAGTTTGTTAGAGCAGTCAAACTCAACAACCTCTCCAGTGTCAGAATACACTGATCCACAATTATGCACAATAAGCGGCCCTTGGTGCCCAGCTACAACAAACCTAGCCCTGGGTCCGCAGTTAAGTAAGTCGTAAGTTTTTTGCTCTTGTCTGGAGGCACCATCAGGGCTATTTCTACGGGCCAACCCGCCTTTAGGCGTCTTCTCAATGTGATAGGCTTGATCCCATACGCCTTCGCCGCTTGTGCTATGGGCATTAAACCTTTCGGGGTGTCTATGAGTACATTCGTCCGTTTGTTCAGCCCCTGCTGTTCTGCGGTAGCCCATCGGCAATTTTCTGGGGAATATGGGCCATTGTTGTCTATTCGATCCAGTGTGAGCCCCTTCTTGTATACCGGCCCCATATCTAACCAAAACGCCGCGAATGAATACCGCCAACTTTCGCATACTGCTATACCCCGTGCCCCGTAATTTTTGTAGTCCTTGTTGGAGGGATTGTGACAACGGAGTATCATGTTTTGATAATTGGAATACGCCTGATGGTAACTCATTTTGTGCGTTTCGTTCCCGTGGTGGCAGCCACAACTCCTTGGGTATTTTCTGTGCTTCGCCCGCAAGTATTGGCTCTCCCTTTCCGTAATGTTCCCACAATCGCAAAGACAAAGCCATCTGGCTTTTTTTGCTTTCCCAACTGATGTTCCGGCCCTTGCTATCACAGTCAGGTAGCCGAACTTTCGCTGCATCAAATCTATAGCCGGATTTGCCATATAGTATATCTCCTGCTGTGCGCCAACCTTGTGTAGTAAGGACATTATGATCTAGTGTCATAGATACCCCGTAGCAGTCCTCTACTTGCTTAACTCCTCGGAATATGACTCCACCATGATCTACCCATTCCTCTCCATCCCAGACTTTATGCTTGGCTGATACGTCTTGTATAGGTATCCAGCCTATATCCGTGAGTACCGGAGTATTATACACTATGCACGAAATTTGCAATAGCTTCCCCATCTGCACAGCGGCATTTACCGCTGATATATCCGTCCCCGCCGCCTGAATGAGCTGCTCTTTCCTCAGCTTATCATAGTATTTTTTCTGCTGCGCTGTCATAGGTATTTGCCTATCTGAATACAGCATATCCGGTAAGTCTAGGCAGTCTTCTGTCTTGTATCGAATGGCTGGCTGAAGCGCTTCATACACAATATCTTGAGCTTCTGGGCGCGGAACGTATTTGAACTGCGACGTTTTCAGCATCACTTTGTCTTTCCATGCTCCAGCATATCCCGGCACAGCGCTTGGATTCACTAGCCTAGCCTGACCATACGCATCTTCTGGTGACTGCGCTGCGGGTGTTCCTGTCAATAGCCAGAGCCATGTGTCTGCCTTTATCAATGAGTTTAGCGTCTTCCATCGCCTTGTCTTTACATTCTTTAGCGCAGTGCTCTCGTCACACACAATCAGGTCAAAGCCACCCTGCAATATCTCATCGCGCACCACTTCAATCCCGTCATAGTTGATGATGACAAAATCGGCCTTACCCTTTATAACGGCGATGCGCTGCTCTTTCGTGCCGTGGGCTATACCCACTCGCCTGTGCATAACTGTATTGAATAGGTCTGACCGCCATGCACAATCCATGATAGACAGTGGGCATACGATCAACACGCGCTTTATTGCTTTGGTGTTCAGCAGGTAGTCTGCGGCCCACGCTACAGCAGAGGTCTTCCCCGTCCCCATCGCATTAAGGCAAAACGCTCTCCTGTGCAATGTCAGAAACGATGCAGTGTCCCTCTGATGGTCAAACGGGCTGTATATTCCGGGCCAGTCGTACTTACCAAGGATAGGTGACAGCACCTTTTTGAAGCCTAGGTTTTTCAGAATCATGGCATTGCCCAGATTCCAATGCACAGCAACATCGTGCACTCCATGCCCTTCTTTTATAACCTTGGACTTTTGAATCACCTGAGTGATTTTGTCTGGGTTCTTTGTACGCACAACAAGTGCGCTATTTGCTAATACTTCCATAATTTCACCACATCGCTTAGGGAGCGACGACCCATGTTGTTTCGCTAGATACTTTTAGAGAATGTCGTAGGTGTCATCCTCACTTGATATTTTAAGAACATCCTGCACATCGGGTTTGATAACATCGCCGCTGTGCACCCACTCCTTGATCTGTTTGTAGCAGTGCTTCCTCTCCCGACGGGCTACCACAAAGGTCATGTTTATCAACTCATCCAAGAACCGATCTATGACCTCTTGCGGCATCCCAGCGTTTCGTGCTAACTGCTTAACGCTTTTAGTTGTTACTCTCATTTTTTCTTTTTCGGACTGTCATAAGTTGCTTTGGGTTTGTGGTTGCTAGCTCTAGCATAGCTACGGTTGTCATGCTTAGAGGTTAAAAAATATCCGTCTGCATTAGAGCCACCTTTGGACAAAGCCTTTTTATGCGCTATGTCTTTGCCGGTTCTATCCACACCTTCTTTATCCAGTTTATACCTAGCACGCTGACGGGCCAGCTTAGCTTGAAGGACACCGCCGTCTTTTTTCTGCCGTGCCTTTTCATTCTGCCAATCACGCTTGTAGTCTCTCACCTTAGAGGGCATCGCCTTCTCCTATCTATTTCTGCCGTTATGCTCACAAGATAGTGCTTCGCACCACTTGCCACATAAACCATTCGGTTTTGGGTTGAACACGCCTGTTTCATAAGACATTTCTCGTTGTGCAAGTATACCATGCAGGTCAGAGAAAATAGTGAAAGCCTCGTCACGGGTGTAGACACTCTGTATGCGGTCATTAGGCACGATGAACCACAGCATAGCCTTCACTTTTTCCAACTGCGGAAACTTAGCGAACATACACGCTGCCATCAGCGCCAACTGCTTTATGTCTGCATAACGAGAGCTTTTGCCTGTCTTGTAGTCCAGCACCCAGCCTGTGCTGTCATTTATGATAATCAGGTCGGCTATGCCTCTAAACCATACGTCCTTGTCAAAGAAGTCACAGGCTACCAGCTTACCGTCCTCTTTCTTCAACCCCATTTTGAGTTCGCAATGCTTATCACCGGGGAATCTCTTTAGGCTGTCTAGGTAAGACTGTATATGAGAAAACTTGGGCAGGAGTGGCTTGTCATCGCGTACGTACTCTTCCGCTGCGGTATGCAGCTCTTTTCCGTAAAGTGTAGCCTCAGTGTCAGTGAATACTACTTCTTTGGTGATCTTCTCCGCCTCGTACTTACGAGGGCATAGCTCATACAATTTTATTGATGAGAAACTCCATGCTCCGGGTTTTTTCATCTGTACCTTCCTTAAAAATAACTCTCTAACTTCTTCATTTTGAATGATAAATTATCTCCGAACCCGCACTCGGCGTCCAGTGGTATGTTGGGCAGCCACTCTGGAGGTTTGCGAAGCTCCTCTACAATAAACTTCATGGCTTCTAGTGATTGCTCGGTCGGCACGATACCATAGAGCGCGTCATGAATAGTCAGCCCGACAGGGTACTTCTTGTGTACTCTTACCATAGCCTCGCCCATCACGCACCTAGCCAATGCCTGAATGATATTCTGAAAGCATTTGGCGGCGTGTATATGCACTGGCCCTTTGCGCGTTTTGTACACCCATTGTAGCCTGTTCGAGCTATCCATAGAGGGTGTCAGGTCATTATAGGTCATATACAAATTGGAAGGTAGCCTGATGCCCCGCGCTCCGATAACTTTCAGCGATAGCGCTCCTAAACCAATGTCGTATTCTTCATTTTGTGCAATCGCGTACAGCGCGTTACCTGCATCATGCCAAGCTTTTTTGACCATATAGTAATCATCTCGGTAAATTTCTACGACTTTTTTAGCAAATGTTTCTCCAATGTCCCTACCGGATAGCATCTTGATTTGCTCACGTAATTTCACATGGCCTGTGCCATAGATCAAACTTAACTGACAGTTATGTACAATTATTGGGCCGGAATCAGTCAAGATCGTAAATCTGTTCCTCGGCCCGGCGCAAAGCAAGTCGTAAACGGGCAATCTCCGCCTCAAGCTCACTGATTTGGCGCTTGTTTCTGGTATTCTCCGCTCTGGAGATAAACCTAATGTTGCCCGGTTCGTAATTACCATTATTGTCGATGCGATCCATGTCAAACTCTGGAACATCCCAACCATCAAGTGTTTGCGCGTGCGCGAGAAACTGCGCTTTATCCATGCGCCATAGTGCGTACACCGTGATGCCTCGGCCCCCATAGTTTTTATAGTTGCCGTCTTTGGTGTTATGGCAGCGGTTAATTGCTGCGGCGATTCGGTTAAGCAACCTACGCCGATGCTGGTCATTAGGCATGGCTTTGGTGTAAGCCCAGAACCTTTTAGTCCGACCTGCTGTAAGCCCGCATTGATGGCATCTAGTGCTTTTGAAGTCTTTGAAATTATGCTTATCCACAGTGTATTCAGGGAGGCCGCAGTCGCATTGGACAATAAGCGCGGCAACTCCCCCTCGCGGGCCTTGAATGTAGCCTGTAACGGTAAGTTTGCCGCTCCTATACCCAATGCTTGGGAGAGGATGGACGCATCTGAAACCACTGATTGACTTTCCAACCACTGAGTCCCTGACCACACTAGATGATCCGGTGTTAACCAACTCCCGCAAAGACTCAATGTTTCTTTGTAACCTTTCGACACTAATCCTTGGTGGCATACCCACTCCTCCCCATCCCATACTTTGTCTGACAAAGAAACCGCTTCAATCGGCTTCCATCCTGAGTAGCATAATACTAGAGTTCCCTCGGCAATACAAGTTTTTCCAACGAAGCGCTGCTCGTCTGTGACATCTGCATATCTTATGTTAAACGCTGATGCAGCAAAGTCTTTATACAGGTCAAGCCCATCGCCCAGCATCTCTAGCTTATCCATCTGCCCAGCAAAGTACAGGCCCACACGCAGCTCGATGTTAGACAAGTCAGCACCCACTATGCTATAGCCCAAAGGCGCGACGATAGCCTTCTTTAGCGGAGAAGTGCGAGGCAAATTCTGCAGATTGATTGAGTCCACTGCCGACCAGCGCCCTGTGATCGCGCCATAGTATTTTAGAGGTACAGGTAGCGAACCACTCTCTTCTGCTATGCGAATGAAGCGCTCTGTGCGGGTTTCTTCGAGTGTGCTCTTGACGCCTAGCCTAGCAGCAACTACAGCCTGTACACTGAAATTATCATGCTCCAGCAGTGCTTTGAACTCTGCATCACTCTTGGCAAAAGCGTAGGCAATCTTGCCCGTTCGCGGGCTTACTTTCACCGGAGGTGTAACACCAAAACTTTTAAGCACTTCCGCCAGCTTCGGGTTCGACATCAAGTCTTCTTTAGCAATACCGCTCTCTATAAGCAGGATTGTTTTCCTACCACGCACATCCGTTAAGTGCTCGTGTAACAGTGCGGTGTCTAGTTGAAATTGTGGCTTTGTGTGCATCTTGATCGTCATGTCGATCAACGCAATTTCCGACTTGATAAATGCTGGGGCTAGTCGCTTGAACAACTCATAGGTTAGCTCTACGTCATTCTTGCAGTATTCCCCATACGCCTTTAACTCTAACTCTGCGAAATCTGCACGGCGTTTACCCATAGCAAGGACAACTTCTTCACCCTTTACCCCTAGCTCGTAGCGTTCAGCTAGCGCTTTGAGCGATCCACCTGCGTCAACACCATGTACGGCGCGGGCCATAGACAGAGTATCGAGTATCAGCTTAGGGTGAATCCCGAACCGCCACGCTAGAATAGACGCATCAAACAGCGCATTGTGAGCCAGCATAAACGCATTGGCCCAGTCAAAACAACCAAGCCAGTCCCTAATTTCTTCATGCGTTCCGCTAAACCATGCTGCCGGTTCATCGTTCTTCTTTACTGCAACGCCGATAGTTTCATATCGTTCGTCATCTACGTAGCTCTGAGTCGTTACGTCTTTGCGTGATAAGCTGTACTCTTTGCTATAGTAGGTTTCTATATCCACCGTAAACATATTTAGCATATGCCTTTCTCCTGCATAAACGCCCTAACTATTGCTTCCTTTTCTGGGCTTAATCTGGCGCAATTAAAGCCTTCTTTGTCTTTGTGCCTTACTCGCCAAATGTAATGATGCGCGGTCATTGTCTTCACACCCATGAGGACGCCTAATTCCCATGCCATAGTTTTAGCATAGTTGCGATTTCGCGCCTGTGTTTGTCGTGTAGCCCAACAGCAATTATCAGGGCTGTACCCTTTGTTTACATCAACTCTTTCTAGTGTGTGCTTGCTCGTAGGGCGTCGCCCCATATCCGATAAGAAATTTTCGTAGAGCAACCATTCAGCTATGACAGAGATTCCCCGCCCCCCGTAGTGCTTATAATCTACGGCTCTAGTGTTGAAACACCTATTTTTCATCATTTGCCATGAGCGATATTCTGGAGTAGCCACGCGCCGCCCATTTACGTAGCGCACTTCCCCGCACGCTTTTACAGCCATTACTTTATCAGGCATCCTCCCTCCAATTTTTTAATAGCCTTTGCAGGTCTTCTTTCAGTGTGCCTAAGCCTGCTTCATTAACGACGAGAGCGCACCCACCAGCAGTGCTTATTCTTTTTAGCTCTCGCTCCTGCAACGCCGTGGTCTTCCCCTTTCCAGCTTTGCACTCTATTCCAAAAAAATACCCATTCAAACAACCGCATATATCAGGCACCCCACTTTTTCCATAGCCGCCCGTAACAGGGCTAAAATGATATGCTCCCAACTCATCCAAGATTTTCTTAACTACTGCTTTTACTTTAGCCTCTGGCGTAGTTGCCATTCACTCCTCCTTTGTTAACCATCACCGCTACCCTCGCCATCACCGTAGCCAGCACCACTGCCACTACCGTGGCTGAAACTACGCGTGATGTGTATAGGGTCAATCAGTAGTTCTTGCCTGATTGCAGGGGTTGGGACAACAGCACGCCTCAAAATTATGCATTTGAT